TTCTTACTCTGCTGTATCCGCTTAATCACCCGTTCATACACAAGCCACATCAGTCGGTCCGGTTTTGGCGTATGCCAAAATGTTGAGCCCACTTTAGTGGGTGAGACAAGGAGCGGGTGCAGTGGTGGTGTATGAACAGAGCCTGTCGGCTATGAGACAAAATTCTCGCATAAAGGTTTCTAATATCTCCTAAGTCTATCCAATTCATTGTCGCTTCTATGGGCTTTAAAATCATAATCATATCATTTTTCTACCAATAGTCCGTACCTACGGCACTTAATAAAACAGAAAATAAATTAGTCCCCCAAGTCCTAATTGTCCCCTGTATTTTACTTACTCATATTTAGGCTTGGGGCACAAAAAAGCCCGCAGATAAATCCGCAGGCAATCTAAGTTATACATTATCCCTGGTATAACAAACTCTTTTATTGTATTAGCGTTAAGCATTCTGCGTTCAGCTGTATTCCTTTGTGCCTTGTATTTGTATTACTCCTTGCCTCTTGCCTCTTTGCCTCCTTGCCTGTATTAAACTTTAAACGCCTTAAACAAAATTCTAAACAATCCGAGTTAACCGAATCTCCACCGTATTCGTTTCATGTCGTATAACCTTCACCGGATCGGTAGAAGTTTTAAAACCAGGTGCAACAAACGTATAGGCTGTTTTACCCGCTTTATGTGTTTCAAAAGGAACAAAACCACCATTACCCGATTTAAAACTTTTCGTTCCATTCTTCACCGCCTTACTCATCACTACGTCATCGATACCCAATCCGGTTTTATCATCTACAATAGTCACCAGCAAAGGAGTCTTTATGTAACCAGTATATATAGGAGTATGCAACAATTTCAGTTCATCTGTCTTTTCAGTTTCGGTATATTTAAAATGGCTATGAAACAATCCATATTGGTCCACACTTGCCTTCCTGCCCACTATCACAGCAATACCAATAGGGTCAGTGCCATGGCTTTTCACTTCCTTAATCTGCGTAATAGGTAAATCTTTAATACTGTCATAATCTTCAATAGCAGCATCAATAATTACCAGATCAGCAGCCTTTACATTGGTAATTACAGTAGCATTATCAAAGAACAATTTCCGCACTGCTTTAGCTCTCGATACCGCATTAGCTTTCGATGCCCCGTTAATAGAACTAAACGATTTATTAATATTATCTGCAAGAGCAGTTTTGTTAGCTGCATTAGCCAGTATCACTGCACCCTCCACATAGTCAGTAATTGTTTGCGCCATAGCCTTCTTATTCTTCTTCACCGTCTTACTATCGGTCACACCTCCGGCATTCTGCACTTTGTTACCATCCGTTATTACTATTAGTGCATTATTCATAATGGTTTCCTTTTCAGAATACCCATCCACTTTAGCAGTATCTAAAGCATTAGCAACATTAAACACTTGATGTCTCTCAAGCGCTTCAAAAACAGAAATTTCATCATTTTTCATAACTAAATTTTAATGTATAAAATCAAATAATTAATAGCCAACTTTCATTTTTACCACAAATAATATCCTCAAAAAAAAGGAGTGTGGCAAACAAACACTTTCGTGCCTTGCATTTATAAAGACGTGGGGTTCACAGCTACTTTCCTGTCTTGCATTTGTAAAGACGAGCGGTTAACAGCTACTTTCCTGCCTTGCATTTGCAAAGACGAGGGGTAAACATGCACTTTCGCGCCGTAAATACATAAAGACGAAGAGTAAATAACAGATTACGTGCCTTATGCAGCATTTTCCGTTCAAAACCGTATCTCTTTTCAAATACAAAGAACTTTTTAAAAACGTCAACCAGCATTTCGGTCACTTATTCTGTCCAGTCTCATCACAATTCAAACACTTTCTAAAAGGATAGTATGTCGTTTTTATAATGTTGCAAAGGTTCACGCAGTTATAACTTCTGTTCTTACACAATTCCTTTTTTATTTTGCATGATTCACTGATTTTCGGTCTTTATAGATCATACAACTAAGTAAAGTATGATAAACTGCTAATTCTGTAAATCTTACAAGTATTAGTGCTAATGATGTAACAATTAATGAGATAGGTTAATCCACTTTTGCATAGTGATAAAACATTAATAAATTACTAAAAATTAAACTATGTCAAAAGCAATGTCTTCAACAAAAAAGAAACCTGCAATTAGCGCCAACAAAGCAGGGGGTCACAGCAAGCCTGTAGCGAAGTATCAGGAAAAAGAAAGTCAGGAAACTGCTGCACAGAATCTGGTGGTAAATGCAGGAAACAAGAACGGTAAAAAGAAGGGTTAATAAACGTGTTGCCCTGAGCTGGAAAAAGATTAATTAAGGAAGCACCATGATTATTGTGGTGCTTTTTTTTATGCATAATACCATGATAAAGAAATTCCGTTTATTTCCGCTGAAATGGTTGAATAGTCTGTTGAGATATGCTATAATTCTATTCTGTTTCTGTATACCGGTACAGCGTATAGAGGCTGCTGTATATACCAATGCGGATACTACTCCATTATCCACCCGGAAGATGGCGATTGATTATATGAATAATATAGGCACTGTACCACAAAGCACCTGGTGGCCTGCTGTACAGCCAGCATTATTTATTCAGAATATAAAGAATAATATACTTCATCCTCTCCGGATTTATGCAGGTGCAGGTACTGATTTCTGTAGTTATTCCGCTTTCTCTTATCTGATACTAAAAGATAATCCATTGGGCTATGCCCGGTTTATGATGGCTATATATGTGGATGGAAATGCAGTAATGGGTAAGGTGGAATTTAATCCATCGAAGGGTGTAAGAAAAGCTGCTGGTATGCTACGGTTTAAAGGAAGACTGGATATATCTCCGGCCGATCAGCTTTGGTTTTTAGTACTGGCCGATGAGTTTAAAGGCTACCTGAATATGTTTGACAGAAACTATCATGCAGGTGGTGAAAGTAATTTGTGGGCATCTACCAATTACGCTAAGTTTAACAGGATGGTGGGTAGACTGCTGAACTATCGTATTGAGTCTAAAGGAAGTGATCTTGTGCGCCCGATAATCCCTGATTTATATGGCTATTTAGCAGAGCGATTAAAGACTGGTATTGTAGTGCTATTTGTAAACAATAGTTTTCTCTATAAGAAGAATCATACCCTGCTGAAACTGGGATTGCCTACTCATTTTATTATTCTACAGGACTTGAGTATTGCTGATAATATTATAACGATTACTTACTGGGATTATGGTTGTAAAACAAGGAGACAAATGACGCCTCGTTTTTTAAGTAAAATACTATTTGGTGTTTCGCATTGTACTATAAAAACAAACCATGAAAACTAACCCTTCTCTTTTGATGGCATATATGATACTGATCTTTTTATTGTGCAGCTGCAACCCTGCATTGCATATAGCAAAGCAATACTATACAAAGCACGAAAAGATACTTTCGGCGATAGAGAAAGACTACAAGACACAGTATCAGAGAACCCCTTTTGCAGTAGCATTTACCGATAATAGCTTTCGGTATATATCGCTGGAAATAATAACTGATAGCATAAAATATATTGACGAATTTGAAGTGGGAGAAAATCGCTTTAATGATACAATGACGAAGTATGCTATGGACATGCATGCTGTACATAATCTTATTGATAAAATGCGTGCGGTAAAATGCATCTGGATTAACATGCTGGACTATTATGTGGAGGAACAAAAGAATGCAATGGTGTTTATAGCTATTAAGCCGCTTGGTATGACCAACCCCTTTACCAATAAGAAATATTACATACTTACCTTCTTTTCGAAACCTCAATCTTTTGATAAGGATGGAGACCTGCTGGCCCGTAAGAAACATAAGCGGAAAAGGGAAGTGAATGGCGATGTAGTGAGGAGGATAAATGATAAGGTTTGTTATACTATTTCGGATAGGTTTAGGTAGGGGAAAGTCGTGAGGAATACAGCGTGAGTCGTGAGGAATACAACTTTATTTATTTAAATGTGTGAATGATGCAAGTATTAGTGAGAATGCTGTAACAATAATGGAGATAGGGTTTGTCAACTTTGCAGTTCATTAAAAAATGAATCATCATGAAAAAAACAACAGTAAATAAAAGTGTAGTTGTATCGGTTATCTTTTTTCTAATATTGAATTGTGGATACGTAGATGCTCAAAAAACAGAGTTTGGAATTAGGTTTATGCCTACGCTTTCCGGGTTTAATATAAATACACCTACAGGTAGTAGTTTTGAGGGTAAAGTTAAAAACGGATATGGTGTAGGCGTATTGCTTGGGTATAATTTTACGAATTATATTAGTGTTCAGGGAGAAGTATCTTATGAGTCACTTGAGCAAAAAAACTCGGATGAAAAATACAACTGGGATATGCATATAAAATATTTTAATATGCCAATATTTTTGGTGTTTAACACTGGGAAAGATAAGATACTAAATTTTAAATTTTTATTTGGTCCACAGTTTGGTCTTGTTTTATCACATACTTTTCAGGTAACCGAAAATAATACGATGAAAGTAACTGAACCATATATAAAAGTTAGGGATGGAGATATTGGAATAGGATATGGAATAGGTGGAGACTGGAAAATAAATAAAGCAAATAATGTTAGAGTAAACTTTGGAGTAAGAGGTGTATTTGGATCGATAGATCATGCTGATAGTAGACTGATTAATGATCCAGCATCATTCTATATGGTGGATAGACCAAATGTAAAAACATACACTGCCTATCTGGGCTTGACCTGGCTTTTCTAATAGCATAATTCATTTGTGTAATAATACTTATTAGAGCCTACTAATGTTAGTAGGCTTTTGTCTAATTGCATTAATAATAGTTTAAAATATAGTATCATGATTGAAGTAAATAAACTGGGTATCCTATTAGAAAAAACTACCCGCGATTTTGAGAATGAAGGTGTATTGAATCCTGCGGTTATAAGAGTGGGGGGAAACGTTCATATTTTCTACCGTGCTGTAAGCAGGGGCAACTATTCAAGTATTGGTTATTGTATGCTGGAAGGGCCTACAAAAGTGGTGAAAAGACTGGAGATACCTTTAATATCAATACAATTTGATTATGAATCACACGGTATAGAAGATCCGAGAATTACTCAGATAGACGGGCTGTACTATATGACCTATACTGCATTTGATGGGGTAAATGCACTTGGTGCACTGGCAACCTCAAATGACCTTGTTCACTGGGAGAAAAAAGGAATAATTGTACCTAAGCTTACCTATGATGAATTTAAGGTTCTGGCAGAAGCAAAGAGTGCTGTAAATATTAAATATCTGCGTTATAATGCTCATCAACAGAATTTAGATAAAGAAGGTGAACAGGTTTATTTGTGGGATAAGAATGTAATTTTCTTTCCCAGAAGAATAAATGGAAAGCTTTGTTTTTTACATCGTATAAGACCCGAAATCCAGATTGTAGTAACACTGGACAATTTGAAAGATCTGACACATGATTTCTGGCATGATTATTTTCTTCATATAGATGACTGGATTGTTTTATCCCCTAAATATGAACATGAAGTTAGCTATATAGGAGGAGGATGTACTCCAATAGAAACTGCCCATGGCTGGCTGTTGATTTATCATGGCGTACACGATTCTGTAAAGGGCTATGTGTATTCTGCTTGTGCAGCATTACTTGATTTAGAAAATCCACAGAAAGAAATTTCAAGATTGCCATATCCTTTGTTTAAACCAGAGGCTGAATGGGAATTGAAAGGAGAAGTGAATAATGTTTGTTTCCCTACCGGAACAGCTTTATTTGATGATAAATTGTATATATATTATGGTGCTGCAGATGAAAGAATTGCAGTAGCCGAAGTATGCTTTTCTGCGCTATTAAAAGAACTCCTTGTAAATATTAAAAAAGATGTTTAACGATGCCCTTATCAGTAAGAATAATAAATCACAAATGATGCCCTATGGTCATTTGCCAATAATACATAAAACTATTCCAAAGCATAAAACGCTATTGTCCGAAGTGTTATTTATTACATCGTATCCACCAAGAGAATGTGGTATAGCAACTTATTCCTTTGATCTTTTTAAGGCATTGAATAATAAATTCAATCAATCATTTGCTATTAAAATTTGTGCAATAGAATCGGATGTAGAACAATTTAATTATCCTGAAGAAGTTGCTTATACGCTTAATGCAGATCATTCGTCTTCCTTTGCTACACTGGCTAAAGAGATAAATAATAATCATGCTATCAGTACGGTAATTGTCCAACATGAGTTTGGCTTCTTTGAAAGAACTGCCATTGAATTTATAGACTTTTTATATAAGCTGGATAAACCGATTGTAGTCGTATTTCATACCGTGTTGCCAGGTCCTGATGAGTTGCTGAAATCAAGAATTGAACAGATAGTTCAGGTTGCTGAATCAATAGTAGTGATGACCAGAACATCGGAGGCTATTCTGAAAAGAGATTATGCTATAAACTCAAAGAAGATAACCGTAATTCCGCATGGCACACACCTTGTACCGCATCTTGATAAAGCATTTTTGAAAGATAAATATAATTTAACCGGCAGGGAAATACTCTCCACATTTGGGTTGCTTGGTTCAGGTAAAAGCATAGAAACTACTATTGATGCATTGCCAGAAATAGTTAAGAAGAATCCCGATGTATTATTTCTTATTATAGGAAAAACACACCCTTCTATAAAAAAACAGGAAGGTGAAAAGTATAGAAATATGCTGGAAGATAAAGTGGTTAAATTAAAGCTTCAGAATCATGTTCAGTTTATTAATTCCTTTTTGCCCACAGCCGATTTATTAGAGTACCTGCAGTTGACAGATATTTATTTATTTACGTCAAAGGATCCTAATCAGGCTGTTAGTGGCACTTTCTCCTACGCTATAAGTTGTGGTTGCCCCATTATTTCTACACCAATACCACACGCTAAAGAAGTATTGGGCAATGATGCAGGGATAATAGTAGATTTTGGTGATTCAGATCAGTTGGCAATTGCAGTAAATAAGTTGCTGGAAAATGAAATGCTCAGAAATTTAATTAGCTTGAATGGATTGCATAGAATTGCTTCTACAGCCTGGGAGAATTCAGCTATTGCACATGCTATGTTATTTAAGAAACTTGGTAAGGGCAGGATTAAACTGAAATATAATTTGCCAGATATTAATCTGAATCATATTAAAAAGATGACTACCGATTTTGGTATGATTCAATTCTCTGTAATTAATCAACCAGATATAGGATCTGGATATACCATTGATGATAATGCAAGAGCTATGATATCGTTATGCCAACATTATAAACTAACTAATGATAAGGAAGATTTAAAGTACATTACAGTCTACTTGAATTTTATTAAACATTGTATTCACCCTGCAACAAATTTCCTGAATTATGTAGATGAAAATAAAGCATTTACAGCGCAGAATAAAGAAACTAATCTGGAGGATTCTAATGGTAGAGCTATATGGGCGCTTGGCTATTTAATTTCTATGGAAAATATATTTCCAGAAGAAATCATTAAGGAAGCAAGATGGATTATGGAAACATCTGTTCCCAATATTTTTAGAATGCGCTCTACCAGGGCGATGGCGTTTGCTATTAAGGGATTATATTATTATAACGAAGTAACTAATTCGATAGAGATTATTCAATTAATAAATGATTTGAGTGATAGGTTAGTTCAAATGTATAAGCACGAATGTGACGGTGATTGGAAGTGGTTTGAAAGTTACCTTACGTATGCAAATAGTACACTGCCGGAGGCGTTGCTATGTGCCTGGCTTGCTACAGGTGAAGAATGTTATCTTGAAATTGCTAAGTCATCATTTGATTTTCTACTGTCTAAAATATTTAAGAATAATAATATAAAAGTAATCTCCAATAAAGGCTGGTTAAATAAAGGGAATGAATTGCAATTAGATAATTGTGGAGGAGAACAGCCTATTGATGTTGCTTACACTATTATGGCATTGAGTAAATTCCACGCAGAATTTAAAGAGGAAGGATATAAGGATAAAATGAGGCTTTCGTTTAACTGGTTTTTGGGCGCTAATCATCTGCAACAGATCATTTATAATCCATGTACCGGAGGCTGCTATGATGGTTTGGAAGAACATAATGTGAATCTTAATCAAGGTGCTGAATCTACGGTGAGCTACCTTATGGCAAGACTTACTATTGAAGAAAACTGGGGGTTGAATAAGGCAGCAGCTGTAAATATTCCTGTATCAGATGTTATACTAATAGAATATTAAACATACCCATGTGTGAATTATGCAAGTAATACTCAATATGATGTAACAAACAAAGTGATAATAGTTATGACTTTTGCATAGTAAATAAAAAAACAAAATTTACATCAACAATATGAAAAAAAATAATAGGTATTCCTCTCTCAAAATCAGCTCTCTTTTAATCTTTACTTTTATGTTTTTGAGCCTAATGGTTTCCTGCTCTCATAAAGTATCCTTTTTAACTTCTACAGTAGTGCCTGCAGCAAGAGGTTCAGTAAAAGTATTTAGAGATAATAACAAAAACTATGTTGTGAAAATAAGGATCGATAATCTGGCCGAAGTTTCCAGAATGCAACCTCCAAAAATGTGTTATGTAGTATGGATGATTACTGATAAAGAAGAACTTAGAAACATTGGCAAGATTAAAAGTGCAGAAGCAATACTGTCTTCTAAGTTGACTGCATCATTTGAGTCTGCATCTTCTTTTAAACCAATCAGGATATTTATTACTGCAGAGAATGATGCTGCAGCTTCAAGTCCAGATCAAAATACCATATTGACTACTAACAATTTTTAATTATCATAAACAATTAATGTCTTGGGCAATTTACTTTATCTAATAGCAGTAGTGCTGATATTATGCTGGGCAATTGGATTCTTTGCTTACAGCGCTGGCTCGATTATACATATTCTTTTAGTAATAGCGGTTATCTCAATTCTACTTAGAATCATTCAAGGAAATAAAATAGTTTAAATACAAATCAATAACAATCAAAAAGGTTTATTATGAAAAAAGGTAATGTAGTTTTAGGTTTATTAGCAGGATTAGCTGCTGGTGCAGTTTTAGGAATTTTGTTTGCCCCCGAAAAAGGGTCCAGAACAAGAAGAAAGATAATGCATAAAGGGGAGGATATGGCAGCAGACTTGAAAGAAAAGTTTGATGGAATGCTGGATGATATTAATGATAAATACGAAAGTGTTAAGTTGAAAACGGAAGCTTTGATTAGTGGAGAAAAAGCAATATTTGAAGAAGCTAAAAACAAGGCAAAGGATACTGTAGCATAAGGTTGCCTTTTCTCTATTTTCAAGCGATATAAAAATTGATATTATGAAAGACATTGAAACACCAGTAGAATTATTATTTCAAAAAGCAGAAGCTTATAGTCAGACTACTCTGGAATTGCTGAAACTAAAAGCTATTGACAAAAGTGCCGCAGTCGTTTCTACGTTAGCTTCTCAATTGATTATTGCTATTGTTGTTTCCATGTTTGTTTTATGTATAAATATTGCTATCGCATTATGGATAGGTGAAATGTTGGGTAAATCTTATATGGGTTTTATGGGAGTAGCAGGTGGGTATTTTGTGCTTGCTATCTTAATTTATGTATTTAGAAAAAAGTGGATTAAGAAACCTGTCAATAATTCTATTATTAAACAAATGTTATACTAATTTAAATGAAAAAGATATCCCTGAAATCTGTTCTGCATGAAAAGATATTGATAGTAGAAAATCAACAAAAACAAGATCTTTTGGAATTGAGGAAACAATTTCATGTAACTTATGAAAGTCTGAAGCCAATTAATCTTATCAAGAATACTTTTCAGGAGGTGACTTCTTCATCTGATATTAAAAACAATCTATTAAACAATGCGATAGGAATAGCTACAGGGTTTATAACTAAGAAAGTTTTAGTTGGGGCATCGCATAATCCTATTAAAAGAATTCTTGGAACTGTTCTTGAATTTGTAATTGCAAATGTGGTAACCAAAAAGGTTGCACAAGTAAATTATGATAGTGACTCAAATTAAAGTTGCTATAAATAAAAATGAAATGAAAAAAATATTAATCGCCATTATTTTCTTAGCGGTGTGTCAAATCTCTTATACACAACACTATTCCAATAATAAGACACTGCTAAATTTAGGAGTAGGTTTATCAGGATGGGGCGTACCTGTTTATGGTGGACTGGATTTTAGCGTGAGTAAAGATGTAACAGTAGGAGGGGAAGTGTCGTTTAGATCTTATGATGAGAACTGGAACGGGTACAACTACCATCACAGTATTACAGGCTTAGTAGGAAATGTAAATTATCATTTTGGCAGATGGCTAGACGTTCCAAGTAGTTTTGATTTCTATACCGGTTTGAACCTTGGATTTTATATATGGTCTAATCCAAATGACTATACAGGAAACCATAGTTCTGGTCTTGGTTTAGGTGCTCAGTTGGGAGGAAGATATTATTTCTCCAATAAAGTTGGGATAAATCTGGAGCTGGGCTCGGGGATAATCAATTTAGGAGGTAAGGTAGGAGTGACTTTTAAGATATAGAAGTATGAATTTATTTGTTTTTTTAAAATCATTAATCAAATCATGGCATATACTAAATAATTTAAATATAAAAATAAACAAAATAAAACTTCGTTGAAAAAAGTTGGCTTAGGTTTAAATGGAATAGGTGATCATGGAAGAGTTTTTGCAAATGCATAGATTGTTGACATAAAATTATAAAATCTTTCTTAGCTTTTATTAGTTTTAAAATGTTAATCAATTATGCTTTTTAGAGATAAAGAAACTTTAAATATATCTTGATTTAAGTTACTTATAGCATTTATAACCTCCCTAGTTTCTTTCTAATTTTCTACTTCCCTATCAAAAAAAACTAACGGACAATTATTAATTGTTTAAGTTTTTTTCTAATACCATATTGGGTTTAATTATTATCTAATATGGTTGAAAAATTTAATATAAGTAGTCATTCAAAATTAAACGGATAATACTTTTTAAAGTTTAGTTTCAATGAATTTCCTATTTTGTTTAATATCAGTTTTGTTTTGTAGATTAGCGTATCAGTAGTTAAATAATCTTCTACACTAATCCATCTTTCTTTCATTTCTTTTCAAAGTCTTTCAATGATGTTTAGTTGTGGTGAGTATAGTGGTAAATAGAAAATAAATAATTGCTTTT